GTCCGTTCCAACGACTTGATGGTCTCTTTCATTCTTGGGTGTAAATACATATTCGTCTTACCTTTAGCTGTCAGTAGCAGTCTGTTGACCGCTTTGACGCTGTCCACTATACTGGGGCTCCCCGAACGAGCCATCACGTGGATGCCTTCACTTCTGAGGATGCTGAAATCCGTCCTACCCACCGAAGCGGATGTCTTTCGACTGTTGCCTGTGGGATCGGGGAACGCTATCAATTTTCTTTTTCCGTTCTTGTACAAACCATTCAACTTATCCGCCAGATGCTCCGTATCCATAGAGTTGGAGAGTTCGTTTATGCCTATGAGTTGGTTGCCTCTATTCGCCCAAAGGCTCGTGCTTTGGCGACCTATGTTGAAGTCGATGAACGCGAGGACGTCTTCATCTTCACCAAAGTCTTCGATGGTCTTATCCACATGCAACTTCCGATCGAATGTGTAGAATACGCTGCTTCCGGATTCCTCGAAGCTCGCCATATACTCACGAGCGAAAGAGATTGGATCGATGTCTCCGCGTATCTGCTCGACCTCATCTGGGTCCAAGTAGGGCGATCGGGTGGAGTCGTACTGGAAGGAAGCCCACTCATCGCTGGCGTGCTCTTTCATGAACATATCATGGAAATAGTCGAAGCCTCGAGGTGTTGAAATATTCAAAGCCCTGCCAGGAGAAGGAGCACCGTAACGGGCAGCCAGCTTTCTTGACCAACGCGAAGTTATCATAGGTAGTAAAACGCTCTCCCAAGCATCTTTCAAACCACCACCTTTCTTCCACGAAGTGAGCTCGTCACCTCCAGTGAAATAAGAGCCTTTCCCTCGAAGCCTTTCAATGGACTCATAAGACACCAAACGAATCGTCACATTGCTGGGTAGGTTGAAGAAACCTCTGTCCTTCGAATGGGACTTCGCTATGCTTTCCAATCCGAACTCGTAAGTCAGCAAAGGATAGAAAATCTCTTTCACTTGTCCGTGAGTGGGTGCGATCAAATAGATGTCCTTGTTCGGAACGGAGGCGTCCAGTTTCATCAACTCATAAGCTGCTGTGACGGCCGAAGCCGAAGCTAGATAACTTTTGCCGAACCCGCGAGCCGCCACAGTGGTCACATACCTGGCACCTTTATCTATAAACAGTTTCTTGTAGACCGCTGATTGTGCCGGATGGAGATTGATGACGCTCACGTGATGTCCTCTATGTCACCCTCGGACACTTCGATGACTCTTTCATCTGATTCTAAATTGATGACGAGAGGAGCCACTTCGAGTTTCTCAACCTGAAGGACTTCGCTTGTGCGACCGTACTTGTATCTGAGAAGACTCTCGGCGATCTTTATCCTTCCGGCCAACACAGCGGTGTGGTTAATCCCCGAGTATTTGGGACCGCGATAAAGCACCTTCTTCGCTCCGTTGAACCTCGATGCGTTGGCTTCATCAGAGTCGTCTCTGAGCTTGCATTGATAAGCATCTTCATCGGACAAACGTCTGTCCATGTCTATGAGAGTCTTAACGGGGTCGTATTGAAAGTCGTCCATGAGTTCACAAGCGGAGGGAGCCTCCTTGAGATGTGACACCTCATTCATAACTTCAAGTTCTTGTCCGTTCATAATTCTTTCTCAATATTCCAAGTCTTTCCACGTCTTACCCGAAGTGACCGAAGTGATGTAACCTGTGGTCACGTTGTAAGTGTCAGCCAATTCGTATCTGGGTAAGCCCTCTTTGAACAGGTGACGAATGTCCAACACGTCTTGTCTGCTCAACTTCTCTTTAGGTTTCAATTTCTCGTTTGCGGTCCATTTAAGGTTCTCAACTGCGCAGTTCCAAGGGTCTCCGTCGAGCGGAGCCGTGTAGTGCTTGGTTGTGTCTCTGGGTAGGAAAACGCAAGCAACGAGATGGCTCAGACTCCTGACGGTAACTTCGCCGTCGACGTGTAGGGACACCATAACACGACCCTGTGGACTTAGATAGCCCTTCAGGAACTTACCGGTTTTGACATTCTTCAGGCGACCCTCGCTGGACACAATAAATCTGGGCTCACCGTCGAAGTCTTTCAGAGCCACACGCCACTCAGCGTCGACACCATCTTCCTCTATCACAGCCACTTGCAATGGTGTGACCTCATAACGACGAGAGAGCACAGTGTAACTTTCTCTCGTCTCTCTCAAATCTTGCTGTATTCTGGAACGCGTCAGTAGGTCAACTACCTTCGC